ACTTCTTGAGTAACTTCGAGGTCATCATCGTTACCAGCAGGTCCGATGTCTACCTTACGATAGATACCTTTTTCCATTCCTTCTACTACTTTGTGAATAGACACAAACTTCTCAATGGCGCAACCCATCGCATCGTCAATCGAGGTAGCGTTGGGGTCAATTAAGAAGTTCTTAGGATTGACAGGATTAACCTTGACGCAGAAGTACTCTTTCTCCTGTACGCCATAGGCGGCTTGTTCCATGCCCGGCATTGGCATCGTAGCAGGGACAAACTCTTTCTCTTGCTTGACGATAATCTCGCCAATACCAGTACCATAAATCTCAGCCATCAATTCGATTTGGTCGATAGACTTACGAATCTTATGTTTTTCTAAATCTTCTTTGAGTTGTACCTTAATGGCTTCAACATCCATCGGATTGTTGTTGTAGTCTCTAACATCGTCTTTGATGTCGAAGAACTCTCCGTTACCAAAGATAGCTTCCATGATTTCAGCATGGCGGGTTTCTACCGCTTGCTGTGTAGCTGGACTAATTAAGCGACTACGCTCGGACTCTCGTGTCTTGTCTTCGTCAGCCCATACGCCACGGAAGATTCTTTCGTACTCTTTCCAGTCTTCTAAATAGTTCTCGTCTCTGGAATCTCTCCATCTGTCGCAATGTTGAATAACAAAGGCAGTTAATTCTTTATCTGATTCGGAAGGTTCTTCCCAAACAGTGCTTTCGTTCATGTCCATATTTTCAGCCATTTTAGTCCTTATTTAACTGTATTGCCAAAAGGGTCAACATATTGTGGATTGACAATTTGTTCTGGTAAAGTTGCGTTGATTGCTTTATCTAAAGTATCTAATCCTAATGAATCAGGGTCTTTGCCATATTGTTGCATAAAAAATTCTTTCCATGCGGTTGGGTGGTTTGGTGATTTTAACCAAGTACCGTCTGCAGCTCGGTCCGACCAGTGAGGCATTTTATCATACGGACTAATTTCTTCTACTACACCTTTTTTCCAAGCTCCTCTGTAATCATAATCGCCTTGTGCAATCATTTCGTTGATAATGTCATCATTCGTTATTTTATCAACAGGTTTTTCTAAATCTTGTGCAATTAAAGGTTTTAAGTTGTTAAATAGCTTAGTACCAGTAATCCACTGTCTAAATTCTGTTTCTTCTTTGTCCGACAGTTTCGTTGGAGACCAATCCATTTGTTGGAACTTGTAATAATCATTTACCCAGTTTGCCATATTAGTATCCGCTTATAACATCTAATGCTTGCCAATCGTCTTCGTCGTTGTCAATACTGTAGCTTGTGACAGCGAGTTGGTCGATATAGCTTAACGCATCAGGCAAGTCATCATGCACCTGTGCGGTTGGAAACATTAGTAGTTGGTCAACAAACTCTTCAAAGTCTTCTTCAGCATTGAGTATAACTCGTCCATGCTCGAAGCGACCTTGCAAAGCCCAAACAATCCTATCTACTTTTTTCTTATTACCATGCGTCAAATCTAAGATATGAGCGTAACAGTTGTTCTTTCGCATCAAATCACTAAGGTAAGGCAATACTGCATTCTTTAGCGCCCCTCGCTCGATACCAACTGCTAGAGGTTCATACTCTCTAATATTCTTTAAGATATTGAGTGCAGTAGTCTGTATATCCCAGCGACCAGCTTCAATCTTGTCGACAAACCAAGTACCATCATCGGTTACTTTTACAACTGCGATAGCGGACTGGTCTAGTCTTTTCTTAGTGGCGTTAGCGCTTTTAGCGACATCTTCAAAGCCAGCTAAGTCTACCGCAATATACCACGAACCAATGTCAGGTTCATCGCCAAACTTAATCCACTCTTCTTTAAATAACCCTGCACCAGCATTATTGAAGGAAGACAGATATTCTTGTCCGAATGCAAAGCTACTTAGTGTTCTTTTTGCAGCCTCAATCTCTTTCGGGTCAATCGTTTCATTGTCAGCGGTGGTAAAGTGCCAAGACTTCCAATCTGCATCTTCGCCACTCTGTCCCAATTGAAACCAATCATAGAAATGGTTTCGTCCAGATGGAGTAGAGATAAACATGGCTCTACCTTTTTTATCCGACAAAGCAGCACGAAGTACTCGTTCCCAAATCTCTGACTTGATAAAAGCGACCTCGTCCATTACCAAGTACGACAAAGACACACCACGCAAAGAGTCTTGGTTGTCGGCTCCTCTGATGAGAATTTTTTTGCCGTTCACCAAAGTTATCTCAAGGTTGTTGATATGTGCGGATTTGATGACAGGCTTTCCTAAGTCCATCAACAAGTCCCACATAATCGTCCGGGCTTGACCGAGGGTTGGTGCCACATACATCACACTAGAACCTTCAGGACAGTTTAACCCTTCAATCAATAGGGTTACTGCAGACAACCTACTCTTACCACAACGGCGACCAGCAGCAATTACTTTGAATCGGGTCTGGTCTTTAAATACTGTTTGTTGCCACTTCAGTAGTTTAAAATCAAGATTCATCGATGTCCTTAATTGTTACATCAGTAACATCGTTATCAATGACTTCTTCTGCTTCTATCGTTGTATTTGTTAGTCCGCTGATATTAATTGAAATCTGCGGTGTTCCTCCACCAGTCTTGCCCTCGAAACTAGACAGAGGCAACAATCGTTCTCCACAGAACTTTAGCATTGCTCCCTGTGCAGGGTGTCCATCTTGTAGGGCGGTGGTGATTATCTTCTCAATGACACTATCGCCGTGTGTCGCCAACAGCCTTGCTTTAAACTCTGCGATTCGTGCTGCGTCGCCCGGCGGTCTCCCCACAATGCCGGGATTCTTTTTCTTGGCAATCGCCTTCTTGGAGGGACGACCACGAACAGGTTTACCATCGACAACTTCTCGTCTAACCAGCTTTGGTCGCTTCTTCTTTAAGACAGTACCATCGTCTGAAGACTGTGCATCTTCGGTAGATAATTGTTTTTCAACTTCTAACATAAAGCCTTTTTATCCTTAAAGGGAAAGACAAAGAAAATACTTATTAAGACAAAGAAAAAATTCAAAGCCCTATAGTTACTATAGTATGCTGTCGTTAGACTAAGCCTTTCGCTATCAGGGGGTTTCTTGGTAATTGTTTTTCACCAAGTGGTTTAGCGGTGGTTTAGCGTGCTATAATAATTCACTGCTTGCAGGGCTTACACGATTCTTTATAGTGTGTTGCTTGAACTTGTAAGGCGATTTTAGCATACTTTTACGATTTTGTCAAGTAATATTTTAACAGTAGGGTTATTAAGACACACTACCACCGTCTGCGACTGTGCGGGTCTGCCTAGACAATATAGGTCTCCGCTGGGGACAATTCCGACCTCCTACGGAGTGAGCATTTCCATCGACTCTGTCCCTATTTTATTCTTCCTTACTAATCAATGACATACAACATCATTGACTGTGTCCCTTTTTTATCAATTAACATTGGTCTATTTTACTTTTTTGTATGCTATGGTGGCTCCGCCAACATTACACAACACAGACTACCCCTCCCCCCTTATATGACATCATAGGTAAAAACTATTGACCTGTGTTGTTGATAGCGTGAGTGTATGGGGCGATGATGCACCTATTTAGTGCAACATAGACCAACATAGCACCAGAATAGAGCATAGGCTTAGGTTATCGACATAGTATCTTGATAGTTAAATACAATCAATAACTTAGGGTTTATCCTAGTATCTTTTTATAGCATAGACCCGTTATACTGTGTATGCAGTATTGATAAACAGTATCTCAATAGGAGAGTAAAACATGAAAGCAAAATATCTAATTCAAACGATTACCAATAACGATAACATGGGCGTATTTGGTTGGTTTACTGTGAATGGTTCACAAACCAAGTCTAAAGGCTTAGAGATTCTACAAGACTATCAAGAGGGTTGGAAAGATAAACAGTTTAGGCTAATAAGTCTTAAAGATTTTCAAGAGAGTATCAGAAAAGCCAATAGAGAGGCATTTAATAATAGATAAGGGTTTATCCCTATTGCATAGCATTAGCGGTAGGGATAGACTGTAAACACTTAAACACTTGAAAGGGATTAAAATGATTAACTATTCAGAAGCAAAGAAAAGCATTGTATTGTATCCATTCACAGAAAAGGCAATTTGGGGTCAATTTGGTGATGAATTGATATTTTGCACTTACGGCACATTAGATGCGCCCGAGTTTATCCCTAATGGTTCATGCAGTAGCACTATCTCGAATACTTGTTTGTATCGGGAATATATTTAATAGTAAACTTAACCGGCAATATCTTAACTTTAGACAGGAGTAATACAAATGAGAATCAAACCAATAGCGTCAAATATGACCGAATTAGTCCTAAACGATGGAACTCAAGTGCTATTCAGTTATGAGACACCCGTAGCGTGTTTTCAAAACAATAAGTTCTATAAAACCTCTCACAAATGGAGTAGAACCACATCTAAACACATTGGCAAATGGGCTAATATGTTTTGGAATGTATCATTTGACCAATGGCATGATATGCCACAGGATTATTTTAATAACTTAGTTAAGGGGGTTTAATCATGAAGAATATATCTAGACATCAGGGCAAACTAGAAATTATTAGGCGTTTGCCTAGTAGTTTGAATGGTAATCCACGATATTTAATCAGGGTTGATGGGTTTACCTGTAAAACACCTGTCGATTCTATGTATGGTTATTCAGTTACTAATTTTGATGGTAAAGAAGTTATTGCAACGATTGGCACACATTACGGCACACAAACGCTAGACAGTTTGAAAGGGGTTTAATTATGGTTACGAGAGAGCAATTATTTAAAGACTATACGGATTGGGTAAACAATTACCTAACCATTGAAGTATTCGCTGAGCATAGAGGCTTAACCAAATCAGAGGCTAAAATGCTTATTGACCTAGCACAATCATGCTTTGAAAACAATCACCCAGAGGCTTAATCATGCTTAAATCTTTACTGCTTACAGGAGTCTGTTTATATACTTGCTTGACTGCTGTTTATGTTATTGTTTTCTACCTATGAAAGGGGTTTGATTATGTCTAACAATTTGACTGTGAGATTCAATTGTAATAATGAGATTACCAAAACACGGCAAGAATGGATTGACGAATTATTAGAGAATGATTTGCTCTTATGTCAATCTGATTCTACCTTTAACGATAATACTATTTAAAGCGAGGTTGTCTATTATGAAATTGAAGTCGAGGCAGAAAACGAGGCAGATGCTCACGAAAAAGTATTATTAGGGAATGTTGAGATTCCTGACGCTAGCGACGGCTCAGACTTTACAATCGGCTTTATAGATGAGGCTTAATATGACCTATAAAGAACTACTCGAAAACCTTAGCCGAATCCCCGAAGATAGGCTAAACGATAACGCCTTAGTGTTTATCCAATGGGATAATGAATATCTACCTATTTCGGCAATATGGGAATCAGGTGAAGAAAATGATGTGTTAGACGAGGGTCATACTTACTTAGTTATTAAATGAAAGTGAGGTTTAATTATGTCTAGAAATACACTAACGCTAGTGCAAGAGGTTTACTTTGATTTATGCGACTTGTTAGACAATAACGAGTTAAGCGAATCGATAGAGGGCTTATTTGAGTTTGATGATATGCGAGAGTTCATCACAGAGCAACGGCGTAAACTAGCGCTAATTGAGAGGGATTTAGACTTTAATGATGATTGCCCGAAGTTTGAACCCGCTAGAGAGGAGATATAGTTATGACAAACAATATAGAGAACTTATCCGATAACGAACTAAACGAGATTAAAGCCTATGTTAAGGGAATAATCGAGGGTATAAAAGATACTCACAACCCAGAAGAAATAGATTTTATCTTAGAGGACTATTGGACTGCATGGGATAACACTATTGACATAAATATATGGTTAGACGAATCAGACCCTAAACGATATTTAACTACATTATATCGAATCCATGAATCAGGCTATACAGACATGGAAACATTTCAGCGCTTAGACTGTATGAAAGGGTAATAATGGATAAATTAGAGCAAGCCTATACTGTTGACCTATTGGCAAGGCTTACAGAATCAATAGAAACCTATTTAGATGATGATAGATGGGACGGCATTGAGGTAATGCATTCAGAGATTAAAGAGGCTAACAAACTGATAAAGAAGTATTATAAACGATTGAGAGAGGAGTCGATAGTATGACCAGAAGCGAAATGCAGTATGAAATATGGAAAGACCTAGGATACCTTGAGGGTAAAACTGACCCACAATATCAAAAACACCTTTGGCGCTTATCCGATACAGAATTGTTTAACTTATGGCTTAATATTCACAATGCACGGGAGGCTTATAAACAATGAAAACACTATATTGGTGGGCTTGTTTTTACCTAATTTTAGCCTATGTTGTGTATCATCTTATTGGAGTGGTATTATGCTATACTTGGGAATACCTCTAAAACCTCTTAAATGAGGCTATACGGGGTTTTCTTAGTGTTGGTGATGTGTTGGTATTACTTAATCAATTTTAATTGAATGGAGAGGCTTTTATGAAATATAACAATGATAGGTATTATGAACCCGAAGATGATGATTTTAACGAAGAGGCTTATCTTGAGGCGCTAGAGTCTGCCTTATCGTCTGGTGGGGTTTACTATTGGGCTGAAGAATCGAATTGGTATGAGGCTTTAGGTCAATTAGAGATTGAAGAAGATTATGAACCTAACACGGCGCCACAAGATGTTATTGACAAGGTCAAAGCATATTGGAAAGAGATAGCCGAAGAATTCACAGAAGGAGATTTCTAAATGAGATGCCAATGTTGCAATGCGTCATTAACTGACTTCGAGGCTACCATAAAGCATGGTATCACTAGGCAATATGTAGAACTATGCTCAGATTGTCTTAAAACGATTGAGGCTTATATCCCGATACAAGTTAGGCAAGACCTAATGAATGAATCAGACACGGCTATGACTGAATCGTTGATTGATGATAACGGGTATATTGATGGTGGTTTAGATGCTGAGGACCCAGACGACTATTGGATTGATTGGGATAACAGATAATGCACTCGCTTGCGGGTAATATAGGTAT